ACTAAAGCTGTTGCGGCTACAGCAACAACCCCAGCAATTCCAGCAGATGCCGGTACAGGTTTGTTTAATAACACCTTTACTTACGAACAATCCATAAAAGGATTAAACACAGCTTTTGCGGTTGCTGATGGAGATATCGTAGGTGGTGTTGTCTCTCAGTTCGGTGGAGACTTAACTGAAAAAGCATTGAATAGTGTAGGTTTAAACAAGGATGTTTTAGATGGCTTTAACATTAATCAAGACGATTTAGTTAAAGGGATGTTGACTACAGAAAAAGAACTTTTAAAAGGAACAGCTTTTGATGATGCTCTTCTTAAAGGTGTAGGTAAATACATTACTGAAGGTGGATCATCAAGATTAGGTACAGGTGGTATAGAAACTCCTGAGTTTATTAAAGCAATAGGCACTGTTGTTAAAGACGTAGGAAGAGCAATTGACTCTACTATTCTTCAACCCATTAAACAAACAATGCCTGCTGTTGAAGATGCAGTAAGGGCTGTTGGTTCAGCTATAGATGATGCAGCACAACCTCTTATTGAAACAGCTAAGACTGTTGCAGATCCTATAGTAGAGGCTGGCAGTGCTATAAACAGAGGAGTAGTTAAGCCTGTAGTAGGAGCTGTAGGTGATGTAGCTAAGGCTACTGGTAACGTAATACAAGCTGTTACAGAACCTGTAGTAGATGTTGTTGATGATGTGTTAGATAGTACCTACGATGCTATTAACCAGCTAGATAACTTTATAGATGATATTGATATGCCTAACATTAACCTTCCTAATGTAAACTTACCAAATATCAATATGCCCAATGTAAATTATAGTGGCGGTAGGAACCCTTTAAACTTTAACATTAGTGGTGGTGGTCAGCCTGTTCCAAGAGCTTCTTTAATGTCCAACAAAAAATTAGATGAGATTGATTTAGGTTTTGAATTGGAAGAACTTGAAAGAGTTAAACCGTTTGAACCACTAGAGTACAACCCACGAGGGATGCAAGCTATATGACGTATTTAGAATTAGTAAACGCTGTTCTCAGAAGGCTGCGTATAACAGAGGTAGGTTCAGTAAATGAAACTGCATACTCTGCCATGATTGGTGATTTTGTTAACGACAGTAAGAGTATGGTAGAGGATTCACACGATTGGTCAGCACTTAGGACTACATTGACGGTGACTACGTCTGAGGATATTTTTAACTATGCGTTAACTGGTAGTCAAAATAATATAAAGATGTTGGATGTAATCAACGATACGTCTAATAACTTTATGACTTATCGCCCATCAACGTGGATGAACAATGTATTCTTAAATGAGACACCAACGACAGGCTCGCCTACCTACTACAGCTTTAATGGTGTAGATTCTAACGGAGATACTTTAGTTGACATCTACCCTATTCCAGATGCTGTCTTTGCATTACGTTTTAACTGTATCTTAAGGAACCCTGATTTAGTTGAAGACACAGATCAATTAGTTATCCCTTCCCGTCCTGTTGTTCAGGCAGCAGTAGCTTTAGCTGCTAGAGAGAGAGGAGAAACTGGTGGAACAAGCACTGCTGAATACTTTGCAATAGCCGATAGTTTTCTTTCGGATGCTATTGCTTTAGATGCTAATAGACACCCAGAAGACCTTATCTTTAGGGTTATATAGTTATGTCTTCTCCTCTACAGAATATAACAGTAGCTGCTCCGGGCTTTAGGGGGTTAAATACACAAGACTCTCCCTTGAGTTTAGATAATTCTTTTGCGTCTATTGCAGATAACTGTGTAATAGATCAATACGGTAGAATAGGCGCACGTAAAGGACGTGAACTTTTAACTACCAATTCAGAAATATTAGGTACAAGTAATGGTTTAAGTACGATTACAGAGTTTGTAAATGAAGACGGTGTTTCTATTATTTTTTCAGCAGGTAATAATAAAATATTTACAGGCACTACTACCCTTGTAGACGTAACTCCAGTAGGAACAACTATAGTTGGAAATGAGTGGAGAATTGTTAACTTTACTAATCATTGTTACTTCTTTCAAAAAGGAAACGAACCCTTAGTTTATGCAGATCACGAAGGGGTTATAACCACAGTAGAAGGGCATGATCATAGTACAGGAATACCTCCACAAGGTAATGAGGTATTAGCTGCTTTTGGTAGACTTTGGGTAGCAGATGTAGAAGGTGATCCCAATACTATTTATTGGTCTGACCTTTTAGATGGAACTAAGTGGTTAGGGGGAACTACAGGCTCTTTAAGTTTATCTAAAGTTTGGCCTACAGGTTACGACGAAGTTATAGGATTAGCCGCACACAATGGATTTTTAGTTATTTTTGGTAAGACTTCTATTGTCATTTATTCGGGAGCCGAGTCTCCTGCAAATATGGTTTTGTCGGATACCATAGCCAACGTAGGATGTAAACACAGAGACAGTATACAGAATGTAGGTACTGATTTGTTCTTCCTGTCTAATGAGGGTGTACGTAGTTTAGGAAGAGTAATTCAAGAGAAGTCTTCTCCAGTTAGAGACATCAGTAAGAATGTACGTAATGATTTACTCCACATAGCTAACCTACAAACAAACGGAATTAAATCTGTATACAGTCCTGAAGAAGCGTTTTACTTAATTTCTTTTCCTTCTTCTAGTGTTGTTTATTGTTTTGATATGAGGACTCCGTTAGAAGATGGGAGCCATCGAGCTACTGTTTGGACAGGGATAAGTTTACGATCTTTTGCTAGAGCAATTGACGGTACTCTCTATATGGGCAATGTAGATGGTATCAATACTTACTCAGGTTATCTAGATGTTACATCACCGTATCAAGTAAATTACTTTACCAATCCTCTTGACTTTGGTGACTCATCAAGATTAAAGATACTTAAAGAATTAGACTTGACATTTATCGGTGGTCAGAATACACAAGTAACAGTTAACTGGGGCTACGACTACACACAAGCATATACAAAAGAAGTCATAACTTTAAAAAACTCTTTACTCGCTGAGTTCAACGTAGCTGAATTTAATGTACCTACATCTGAATATGGAGCCTCTATTATTTTAGACAGAAAGAAAGTCAGACCATCAGGTAGTGGCAATGTAGTTACTTTAGGATTAACAGTCACCGTAAGTGGTGTTCCAATCTCTCTACAAGAAATGAATATACAAGCACTAATAGGAAGGATGTTATAAATGTCAAATTATACTAAGACAACGGACTTTGCTTCTAAGGATGCTTTAGTTACTGGCAACCCGTTGAAGATTATTAAAGGCAGTGAGTTTGGGGTTGAGTTTGATAATATTCAAGCATCTAACAACAGCAAAGCCAACATTGCTAGTCCTACCTTTACAGGTACGGTAACAGCAGCAACAGTAACAGTCACTGGTACACTTACTGCCGGTACAATTACCGGAGGTACATACTAATGGGTTTTCTTGATAATTTACTATCTACAGGCGCACAGATTACAGGCATTGAGAAATCAAGACAAGCACTTTTAGATGCTGGTAGTGCTGCTCAAACAGGTGCTGCTCAAGTTGGTGGTACAGCCGCTGAAATGGCTCAGTTTAAACCGTTTACGGTAACCGGAGGAACAGGCAGTCTAACTACTACACCCGAAGGTGGGTTTGGTATGCAGCTTAGTCCTCAACAACAAGCCATACAGAATAACATGTTTGGGGCTGCTGGTAACCTCTCAGCACAGATAGGGCAACCAGCTAACCCACTGTATGGACAAATGTCTAATCAGGCTTACGGGCAAGCTCAGAACTTTCTGGGGCAAGTTGGACAAATAGACCCTCGAATGCAAGCACAGAGAAGTGTTTTTAGTGATATGTTCGGACAACAAGCAGGACAGTACGGACAACCTACTGGCTTAGAAGGAATAACACAGCAAGCTCTAATGGGTGGACAACAAGGTCTACAAAGTCTGTCTGCTCCTCAAGACATTGAAGCTCTACGTTCTCAGTACGCTGGTTTGGCTGGTCAGTCTGCTGCTGGTTTAGGTTCTATGAATCAGGTTGGAAGACAACAGGATATCTACAATCAACTGCGAGCTATGCAAACTCCAGAAGAAGAAAGACAGCGTCTTGCTTTAGAAGAGCGTTTGCAGGCACA